CTACGCTGTTTTTGTCTGCTGGTGGTCGAATCCGTCAGCAGCTTTTTGTTTGGCGGAGAGGGTCCATTCCGAACCCTTTCGCTTAGCCTCTTCTTCTGCCAGTAGGGCGAACACTTCGCCTGGCTCCATCCCCGCTTCCTGAGCGATCTTCCATGCCGTGAGGTAGTCCGGCAAGCGTTCCCCGTTGCAGTACTTCCGCAGAGTCGGCTGAGGGACGTTCATTTCCATGGCGGCCTTGAGAACACTTCGGCCGTGCAACGCCCTCTCTATCAGTTCTCGGTAGCTCATAGAAATTTCCTCTTTGCTAGGCTGTTCCAAACGTAATAATCTGCATCTGTTCCGAACGTAATAATTTCGAACGGAATAGCGCAAGTGTAGGCGGTAAACAACGGCGGGTAAACCGCTCCGGGCTGGCACGGCTGGCCTCTCTATTTCAAAGGTGCAGACATCATGAATTTCAAGCTGACGATCCTCGCAGTGAATACCCGTTCGGGCCGCTCGATCAAAACGGGCCGTGATTACACGATGCACGAAGCACAGTGCGTGATTACTGCGCAACGTGAGGGCCAGGAGCCCGTGGTGAACGTGGGTACGGTCATGCTGGCGGACGCGCTCAAGGACACTCCGCAAGGCGACTACATCCCGGATTTCATGCCGCGCGTGCGTGATGGTCGTATCGATTTCGAGGTGGCGGGTCTGAAGCCACTGAATGCGCGTCCTGCTGCGCAACCTGCGAACAAACAGCCTGTGGCTGCCTGATGTTTCCTGCTCGCTGAGCCCGGTATGCCGGGCTCTGTTTCGTTTACGGGGGATGGTGATGTCTGATTCGAACGATTGCGTTGTGTATTGGGGCAATCCCCGTGTTGGCGAGGGTCGCTTTATACGGCGTGTTCTCAGGCTGCATGGCGGCGCGGAGTTGCAGTTTGAGTTTGAAGAAACGGCGAATGTCTCGGAGGCGCTTCGAGTTCACCAGTCTGTCGCGGTTGGGATCGCGACGATGCTGAGCTGGTACTTCTGCGACGAGCCTGGACTGTGGTCGATGGGGACGGCGTCGTCTTTCGGGTATGCGCATCCGGCTGAGGAAGTTCGTTATCGGGAGTGCCTGGAGTGCCCGTGCGTGGCTGAGTCGACGTTGTTCCAGCATTCCGAGTGGCCGGAGAGTGGCGGCTACTACTGCCCGGATTGTGGTTCGGCTCACACCGTTGACACTGATGCGTTGCCCGAGGTCGAGTGATGCGCTGGCTCCTGTCTGTGTTCTCTGAGCGTGTGGCGGTCGAGCGTGATCGTCGTGCGCATTCTCAAGCTCTGTATGCGAAGTACCGGGCTGCGATTTCGAGGGGTGTGTGATGCGTGATGAGTTGGAGGAACGTTTGTCGGAGCTTCAGGCGCAGCTTGAAGACTACAAGTCGATGGATCTTGATGGTGTGATCGAAATGGGTCTGCCGGATTGGGAAAGCGCGGTCGAAGACTTGGAATCGATGATCGAAGACATCGAGGCGCAGTTGGCCTAAGGCGCAAGTTCAAAGGGGTCTCTTATGCCGAATATCGATTTCACTCCTATTACATCGAGCGTGGATGCGTTCACGGTGATCGGTGCCTTTCTGGCGCTCGGTGTGGTCTACGCGATGATCGACTTCACTCTATGGGTGGTACGTCAGGTCGGCTCGTTCTTCGACTGGGTGGATTTCTATCGGCATGGCGACATGGACCACGATCCATGGCATGAGCGGTTTGGGCGCGTGAACTCGGCGCTCAACAAGGTCGGATTGGGTCGTTAGAAATGGCTCAGTGCGTGGTGTGGCAAGGGGCGGCTCTGGTGGCCACGGCGGATGCGCCTGAGGTGTGCCAAGGGTACGTGCTGCTCCAAAGCACTGAGTACACGAATGCGATGGCCCTCGCACAAGGTTTGCAAGTCCCAACGTCGGATCAGATTGGTGCGGCGTTCGCGTTGGGTTTCGTTCTGCCGGCGACGTGTTACGTCGTTGCGCGTACAGTCCGCGCCATTTTCCTTTGGGAGTGAGTCATGAAGAATCTCTATCGTCGTATCGCTGTTGCCTCGGGTTCGGTTGCCGCCATGGTGGCGACTGGTGCTGCCAATGCTGCCGGTGGCCCGGACTTCACCACGATCACGTCCAGCGTGGATGCGAGCACCGCAATTGCGGCCATCGTTGCCATGGGCATCGTGATCGCTGGTCCGGGTTTCGCGAAGTGGGCAACGAAGAAGGTCGCCGGTTTCTTCGGCTGATCGCGCCAATATGTTGTGCTGGCCCGTATGCGTTGCGCTGCGGGCCTTTTTCTTTGGTGGAGGTGCTGATGCTATGGCTTCTATTCTTCGCGGGTCTTGGGGGTCTGTGCGCGTTCGCGGCTATCGTTGGCTACGGGTTCGCGAGTCGGACAAACGATTGATGTCCTGGCTGTTGAGGCAAGTTGAGGGCTTCGTGCTGGCCGTGCTGCTCGCGGTCCTGCTGTCTGTTCCGACCGTGCGTGCTCAGACGTTGAATTCGGATGGCTCGCTGCACTGGGGTATCACGTCGAGTGGTCCTTCTACGTCGCAGGTGGTTGGAACGTCCTTGGTGATTGCTGCCGTCGCGTCGGGCTTGGTTCTAACGCTGACGCCCCCGGGTGCGATCGCTGGGGCTGGTGCGGCCACGGTGGCCCTGACGGGGCGGGCCTTCACGCTGGCCGGTCAGTACGTGGGGCCGATTGCTGCGGGGATGTTGCGTCAGGCTGCGGCTAAGGGTCCGCTGACTGGTGCGATGCTGGCGTTGGCTGTCGCGCTGGGCAGTGATGCCGCGTATGACCCAAATGGCGGCGGGTTCTTGTCTCCCGGCGCAGCAAATAAGCCGAATGGTTCGACCGTCGATTGGGACTCTACGGGGTGGATGACTGTTGGCGGCACTTCGTGCACGTCTTACAGTTGTTCTGCGGAAGTGGCGTGTAGGGCTGCGCCGAGTATTGCGGGTGGTAGTTACCCGATTCTTGCGTACATCCGTCTGAATGGTGTTCAGCAGGCTTACTGCTACGCGCGAAGGGCTACTGATAGTCCCGGTAGTGAAGGCGCATGGGGGCTGATTCAGCGGCAGTCTAACTACGTTGATCCAACAAAGCCTTCGGTTCCGTCCACGGATGCGCAGTTGTCTTCCGCTGCTCAAGCGCCTGCGGCTTTGGCGAAGGTGTGGGACGCGGGCGGCTGTCCGCAAAAGGTCACGACGTTTCGCGACACTCTGAGCGCGGACGATCCGTGTGCAAAGATCATCGGGAGCCCGGCTGGGCAGTGGGCGCCGGTGTCGGTGCCGAACGGCGGCAGTATCTCGCTGCCATCGACCACGCAGACGGTGACGGACTCGACGGGCAAGGTTGCGCAGACGATCACGACAACGCCCACGGCACAGGTGAAGCCAAACACGGATCAGGCAACGATGGCGGCTTCGCCAGTTATCGTTACGCCGGGTTCGGTGGTGAAGACCGTAACGAATAATGCGGACGGCTCGCAGACGACGACCACGACGACGACGACCAGTCCGAGCACTTCGACGGATCAGCCCCAGGATGGTACGGCGGCGTTCAATGCTGGCACGCAGGATCTGTACACGAAAAAATCGCGCACGTGGGCGCAGGTGCTCGGGGATTTTCAGACGGCGGTGAAGGCGGCTCCGTGGTATCAGGCCGCAACGGGATTCTTCAACGTGTCGATCTCGGGCGGCGCGTGTCCGCATTGGACCGTTCCTGCGTCGAAGTGGACGCCTGCGCTTGATGCGGGTGTCTACGTGTGTAGTTCTTCGATGATGACGCTCTATCAGGCTGGCGGGATCATCGTAATGATCGTTGCCGCCTGGGCGGCTTTCCGGATCGCCTTCCTATGAACGGGATCATTAACGCAATCAGTGCGTTCGCAAGCTGGCTGCTGAGTCTCGTTGTCAAGGTCTTCGCGGCGCTGTGGGACATCGTCAACGATCTGATGATCGCGGGTGCTGATGGGCTTCTCACGGCGCTAGCTGGCTTGATTGGCGCTATCCCTGCTCCGAGCTTCTTGCAGAACGTGAGTCTTCAAACACTGTTCGGCGGGCTCGGCTCCGACGTGCTGTTTTTCTTCGGTGTGTTCAACATTGGCGCGGGCATTGCGTTGCTCGGATCGGCGTTCGGGTTCCGGATGCTGCGCAAGGTTGTGACGCTGTTTCAATGGTGATGAGGTCATTCATGGTGCCTGCTGAGATCTATGAGCCGATGTCCGCCGGAGAGTTTGTGACGTGGGTGGCGGTGTTGGTGTTCGGCCTGTGGTGTTGTGATCGCGCGCTGTGTTTCTTGGTGGCGTTGCTGGATGAAATGGAGCGGTGAAATATGTTTATCTTCCATGAAGGTCTGCCGCGTTCAGGCAAAAGCTATGAGGCGATGGTGAAGCGCATCATTCCGGCGCTTCAGAAGGGTCGCAAGGTGTGGGCGCGGCTCAACGGCATGGATTACGACAAGATTGCTGAGGCGTCGGGTGTGCCGGTGGAGCGGGTTCGGGAGTTGCTGCACGAGATTCCGGAGGACAAGGTTTTGGAGTGGGCGACGCTGGTCGAGAATGACTCGCTCGTGATCCTGGACGAAATGCAGAACTTCTGGCCGTATGGTGCGGCCCGGAGCATGGCGCAGGATCAGATCAAGGCGATTGCCGAGCACGGGCATCGTGGCCTGGACATCATCGGCATGGGTCAGCTTCTGTCCGGTGCTGGCGGTGTGCATCCGAACTGGGTGAATCGCTGCGATCAGAAGATCGTTTTCGAGAAACAGAACGGACGCGGCAAAGACGATACGTATCGCTGGACTGCGTACAAGGGCAAGCACGACGGCAAGAAGATCGTGTTTGTGAAGGCGAACAGTGGCGTTGAAAAGTACGACAAGAAATTCTTTGGGACCTATCGCACACGTGTAGAGGGCTCAGACAACGCTGACACGTATCAGGATGGTCGAACGAACATCATGACCAATCCCGTGATCCGGAAATGGATTCCGCTGTTCGGGTTGGCGCTGGTGGCGGCCATTGTTTTCATCGTCTACCTGTTCAAAGGCGGCGGCATGGAGAAGGGGCTTGTGAAAAACACGAAAGCTCCCGGATCGGAGCAAACGGTAGTGACGACGGTCACGCATACGCCTGCTCCTGCATCTGCCCCTAACGTTGCGGCGGCTCAGCCTTCGGCGTCGTCTACGGTGACGGTGGGTGATGGCAAGCCTCAAACGGAAGCGATGGCGGCCGACTACGTGGCGGCGATTTCTGCGAAGTGGCGGCCTAGGTTGTCGGGCATGATTTTCGACAAGTCGCGGGCGCGACTCTATGTCGAGTGGTACGACGATGCGTACCGGCTGAAAGAACGGCTCTCTGCTGCGCAGCTTGAGGAAATGGGCTGGGGCGTGCGTTGCTCGGCATACGGCGAGCACGTCGTGCTGTCGCGGTCTGGCGTGGTGATCGCGGTCACGTCGTGGCCGATGGAAACCTATGGCAGTGTGAGTCAGGAAACAAATCGCGGAATCTCGGCAGCCGCGGGGAATGAGCGGAGTAGATCGGATAGCTGATATCCGTTACGAAAAGGTGTAACGAAAAATGGGCTCAGTGATGCTTGAGGGATGGCTGGATTTGACCTGGTGGGATGTGCTGGTCACTGTCGGCGTGACATTCGGCGTGATCTTCCTTTGCTCTGCTGTGATTGTCTTCGGAGCGTCATCAAGGGATGAACGGTAATCCTCGGGGCGTTCCAGAGGGAGGTTGGTTAGCGGAGTGTCCTGCTTGCGGCTTTGAGTCGTTCGGCGACGGGTAGCAGGCCACGTAGGATTGCGCCGTCATAGTCCATGACACGTGCGACGAGTTGGCGGATGGTGCGGCAAACGAACTGTTTGCCGTCGGGGCGGGTCCACACGAAATGCGAGGCGTTGCGAATGAGTTTGCGGATATGCAGTTTGAGGGTCAGCTGGACGAACGGGCGGAATGTGACTTTGCTGCGAGCTGCGCGGCGGCGGCGCGGGAGAGCGAACCACAGCGGAGCGTTGCACATGCCGCCAGCGAGCGAGAGGGTCAGTTGGTTCATGGTGTTCTCCTTTAAGGCCATCGGGCCGCTAGATTCTGAGTCCCGGCGTCTTTGTCTCCGGGAGGCTTGCCGAAGCTGCTTCGGCATCAGTCCGCTGAGTTCGTCGTCCCGCGAACATGCAAGGCCGCTCCCTTCGGAACGTGGAATAAATGGGAGGGGCCCGATTGCGGCCTTATCGCAATTGGGAGGTCGCCCGTTTATGCCGCGAAAGTCCGAAGGGAGTGGCCTATGTTCGAAGAAGGGACGGCGATCTCAGCGGGCCGCTGACGCGCCTGGACGACCGGAGACGCCGCGCGGCAAGCGCCCCTAGCAGCGAAGCTGCTCTAGCTATAGGTGTTTCGTGCAGTTGAAAGGCAGTTAGGGCGAAGCCCTCATAACGATGTTTGTGCAGTTCAGAGGGCTCGGGTATCGACGAAGCCGGAAAATCGATCCTGAGCCGATCTGATGCGTTGACGGCGGGTGTGGCGATATGGGGTGCAGGGGCGGTAGCCCGCTCGCCCCGCCTCGCCCGCAGCGGAGCGAGGACGGACGGGGCGAGCGAAGCGAGCCCCTAAACTTGAAGTAATAACACTTAACGGAAACGTACTACTGGCGCGGCTTGCAGAGCGACGCCGATCGTAAGGCCAAAGAAAAAGCCCGGCATCTGTTCCACCAGATCCGGGCCTACATGACGACACGTTAAAGGACACCCGCCATGCGTGCGAATAGTATAGATGCAAGCTATCACGAAGTAAAAGGTCATTACTCCGAAGCCGATGCAAGGGCACTCGCCTATCAGGCGCAGGTACAACAGAACGATGCGGAGCGGGGTTTCGATGATGGTCCGTGGAAAGACACGATCGTTGGCCGTATGCGGTATTTCGAGGCTGACGGCTCAGTGAACTTCTACGGTTACCCGCTCGCAGTGCGGGCGCATATGGATGAGATTCGGGCGCGACCGCGTGCCAAGCGTGGCGAGTCTGAGAACGTCGAGCAGTCGAAGCACGCATCGTCAAAGCGTGCGCGTAAGAACGTGCGGCTGCGCTGTCAGGCCATTCAAGCCGATCGTCTCCTGACCCTCACTTACCGGGAGAATATGCAGGACATTGAACGGCTCAAACGCGATTTTGATGCATTCCGGCGTGCCATGAAGAAATCGGGGGCTTGGCACTATATCGCGGTGCCTGAGACGCAAACACGGGGCGCGTGGCATATCCACGTGGCTGTGCACGGTCGAATCGTGTACAACCTCGTTCGCGCGATCTGGCATCGCATCGTTGGTGGTCGGGGCATGGGTAGCGTCAATGTCCGTAACCCCAAAACGGGCGGCAAGTGGAAACGTCACGCCCTGGCGGCCTACATTGCCAAGTACATCACGAAGGATGTGGACGACCACGAGTTGAACAAGAAGCGTTATTGGACGTCCAAGGGCATCGTCGTACCTGAGGCGCAGACATACTTTGTCCAGGACTCAAACGACATGCACAGCGTGATCGTGGATGCCATGCACGCGGCCATGGAAGTGTGCCCTGCCGATCAGATACAGGCGTACGTGTCAGGTGGAGGGCGATACTTCTTCATCGGAGCATCGCCATCGGTCGGGTAG